CGCATGAATTTGCATCCAATGCGTAACATCGCCGGTTTCCATACGGTATGTATTGTTTTCCAAACAAATCCATGTTCCATCATCGTGATAATATTCTGCTAAATACCAATAATCTGGATTGTTTCGAGTTTTTACCAATACTTTTTGTGAATAATTCTCAGGTAAACCATATGCATTTATAAATTTTGGTGGTAATTTATCTTTCACGCTAATCCATTTTACAATCTGTTCAGACGGTTCCAATACCACCATTGTATTATGTTTTTTTGTTTGTACCATAATTTATACAGTAGTTTCGTTATTTTCACTATCAATAAATTTTTTCATACGAGTAACAACATCACATAAACTCGTAATCCAACCGGCATCTGAATATGATACATTGTTGGGAACATACCATGTATCATCATCTTCTTTAATTATCATGAACATTAATCTTCCATCATCTTTTATTCGAAATGCTGCAAGCCCATAAATATCAGAAAATTCAAAATGTATATACTGTCCATAATCAAATGATTTGTTGTATATACGCATAGGCCTAATTTGACCATGTGTGTTATTGAGATATTCCAAAGCTTTTGCTATAACTTTTTTTGGATCATTTTCAATTAAAGGTTTTAGTGTCATAGTTTAATTTTAGTTTTTGTAATACGAATTAATATCTGAATCCAGTTTGTCTAGATAATTTTCAAACAGTGTATGTTTCTGTTTTTCCAATAAGTTTAATTCATTTTTGTATGTATTGTCTGCGTCAACAAATATTTTTTTCATTTTTTCATATGTGTTTTCATCAATTTCCTCATGTGTATTTGAGCATTCTTGTATGATTTCCATTATATCATCATTTGGAAAATAATAACGTTCACCAGACAAAACTCTGCTGTATTGTGCATTTGATGTTTTGAATACAAAATGATAACACACGTTTTGTTCCGATACTCCCAAGATACCTTTCAAACATACAGTATCTTTACGTGAACATCCATTTGCTTTTTGTGAGTAACGAAAATCCAATTTTTTTAGAAATACATTTACATTATCTGGATCATCTGCAAATATTTTAAAAAATTTCATATAGTTATAAACTTTATTTGTTTTTGCCAATTATATATAGATGAATACAAAAAGTTTAGACTATGTTGCAGTTTGATAAGGTAGAAATAACTGAAAGTTTAAGTGTCAAAACAATTGATGCATTGACGAATGTTTTTTTGAGTGACCACATTCAAAACATATACGACTTTATAAAAAATCAATTAAACTATTTAGCATTTTGTAATCTTAGATGGCATTCAACAACATTAACAGTTGAATTAACAAAAACAATAGATTCTGTTTCTATTAAATTTAAAGAGTGTAAAAGTTCAATATGTATTAAATTGATTATCGAGAATGACGGAATACAATGTAACGTAACAATTGATTTGGAGACAAAAGGTGATTTACCAGTGTTGTCAGAATTTATTGAGGTCATATTCAACATGATTCATCAATATCAATATGAAAATAAATTTTATTTGGCAAACATTTTTATACACCGAAACAGTTTAGACATTGAATATGAAAAAATGATTTTATTAAAAATGATTGTGAACAAAATTAAAGAATGTGAGTGTGAAACTCAATTTTTCAAAGGTATATATTTCATACAATAAATAATTATATGGTACAATTTAATGACATAATAACTAGCAATAGTATAGAAAAAACATTTCAAACAATGGCTCTTGCAAACATATCATTGAAAAAATATTTGCAAGCAACTGTTGGATATGTTCCAAATGGTTTACAGTGTTTGGAAAAAACTGAAGAAGGTTATGAAATACTTGAAACTTCGTATAAGTATATTACATCTGCAGAAAATTATGTGACACAAATATTACGAAGTAAAAAATGGATGCCGGTGTTAAAAATTAAACACACAATGCCAGATTTATATATGAAAATATGTAAACAAGATGAAAAAACCCAAGATGAAATAGGATTTTGGTTTCAAGTATGCTATGAATATATTAGTCCAGATTATGCTGTATTATGTAAAGTTGTAAAAGGGTTACATGAAAAAAATCGATCGTATTACACAATAACATTTCAATTTACAGGCGAACCAATTGAATTACCAGATAATTATTATGAAGAACATAAAAAGAAAATATATGATTTTTATGGAAATGAAATCGAGTTGATTGATTCAGAAACTGCCCGTGAAATTTCAAATGAATATTGGAAGGCGTATAGAAAACAACGAGAATATACTATAGATTATAACATTGAATATAATAGCGAATTACAAATACTTTTATCAAAAGAAAAGAGATCCACGAATTTCAATTTACAACAAGAAGAAAAAAAGATGGAGAAACGATTAATAACAAAACATCATATGGATACACCAGAGTATATTGAGATTATGGAAAAAGAAAAACAATTGCGACAATATATGATCCATCATTTACCAAGAGGTGTAATACAATCAAAATTTAAATCATATCAACTATCTGTTCCTTGCGCAGATCTTTGCGCAGCATTCCGGAAGTTCTATGGATTAAAAGGATTTTATGATTGAAAGTGATTTAGCAATAAGTCACTTTTTTATTTTTTTATTCGAAACAAAACATGTAATTTTGTGTAAAATAATAAATGTAAAAGTTTAGTTTATGAAATTAACTACAGAACAAATTGAATCAAACAAAAAAGAATTTATTAGATTATTAAAATCCACATTACGTCCAGGAATTAATGAATTGTGTGAATGGTTAGAAAAACAATCAGATTTTTTTACAGCACCAAGTTCATCTCGTTTTCACGGATCTTACAAAGGAGGTTTATGTCAACATTCCCTTAATGTGTATTATGCAGCAACGAAGTTAAAAGCAAATATGAGTGACTTAGCATTGCCAGAAAAAAATTTAGATGGTATTGAAGAAAATTCCGTTATCGTTGCAGCTTTGTTACATGACTTATGCAAAGCAAATTTTTATCGTGAGAATGTAAAAGTATACAAAGATGACGCGTCTGGTCTATGGAAACATTATATTGGTTATGACATTGTAGATCAACTCCCGCTTGGTCATGGTGAAAAATCTGCAATTATTGCACAACAATTCATTAGAATGTCAGCTGCCGAATTATGTGCAATTCGTTGGCATATGGGTTGTGGTGATCCTGGAGCATTTGTATCACCATATGAAAAACCAGCATTAAATACAGCTATGGACAATGTACCATTGTTAATTCTCATTCAAAATGCAGATATGTTTGCAAGTTATTTAATGGAAGGTGAAAATAATCAAAAAGTCGATAATGCAATAGATTGATTATGAATATTTTAGATTTATCAACATATGAAAATGTATATGTAACTGGTGATATTCATGGTGAATTCGCTACTTTAACATATGCAATGTCTCAAGTAAAAAAATACACAAATAGTTTAATAATTGTTTGTGGTGATATTGGTTTAGGATTTAATTCTGAGGTAAAAGATTTAAATGATTTAAACCATGTAGAAAGTAAATTAACAAATACAAACAATCATTTGGTTTTATTTAGAGGCAATCACGACAATCCATTGAGGTTTTCTGACAAAAATAAATGGAAAAATGATTTACAAGAAGAATGTCCGCATATTTCTGTAATTGATGATTACACAATTATAAAAACATGTGTTGGTAATATTTTATGCGTTGGCGGTGCACGTTCGGTAGACAAATGCAATAGGATTAAAGATTATTCCTGGTGGGAAGATGAATGTGTCAAAAAAATTCCTCGAAATTTTTATACAAAGCTACAAACATCCAATGTATTTGTCGATATAATATGTACACATTGCGCACCTGCATTTGCTGAACCTGTATTTGACACCAAATATACAGGAAGCCTTGTAGAAGCATGCTCATTAACTGATAAAACATTAATTCAAGATATTAAACGTGATCGTAATTTATTAAAACAACTTTATGAAAAATTAAATGACTTGCATCATGTAAAATATTGGTTTTATGGACATTATCATAACCATTATGAAACTGAATTCAACAATACAAAATTGATTGGATTAGATATGTGTTATACAAAAAAACGATGTATTGGTAAAACATCTGATGGAAAAATGATTTACAAAAATTTGTGTGATTTTTATAAAATTTAATTTAATTATGTCATCTATAAAATTAAAAAATAGAATGGGCAAAAATATACAAGATGAATTAAATGATGATAATTTCATTGAATTTGCCGGAGGAACAATTATACCAATTTTTTCAATATCTCATATTGAACCAAATGATAGTACAGAATGGCCGTACCGTTATTATTTAAATGATGGCAGTAAAGCAACCATAAATCAACATGGTTATGAATCAATTATGTCAAAACTTAGAAAATTTAATAAAAAATAATCAACATATAATGAAAAGTTTAGTTTAGTTTACAAAAATTCGTGATGTAAAATCACCAAATCGTGCGCACTCTACTGATGCTGGAACAGATTTTTTTATTCCTAATTATTCAAAAGAATTTATTAAAGATTTATTGGCAAAAAATGTAGACAATTATATTACGATGAAACAACGTACTGATGAGAATGGTGAAACAATTTATGAATTTACTATTCCACCTCAAGAACAAATTAATATTCCTTCAGGTATTCGTGTTAATATAATTGATAAAAATACATATTTACAAGCAACTAATAAATCCGGTGTTGCATCAAAATTTCATTTGGATGTAATGGCAAATACTATCGATGCAGATTATCAAGGTGAAGTGCATCTTAATTTGGTTAACACAGGAAATAAACCCATTACAATTAGAACAGGACAAAAAATTGTACAATTTATTCACAAAGAATATCTTGATACTGTATGGAGTGAAATATCAAATGAAGAATATGATATGATAGAAACTTCAGATAGATCGACTGGTGGATTTGGTTCAAGCGGTATTCAATAAAAAAGAGACTCAAATGAGTCTCTTTGTTTTTAAAGTATTGTTTCATCACAGTAGTCTGCTTGGAATGTAATAGTTTCCGCAAGAACATCAGTTGATTTGAAATTCAATGATGGACCATTTAAACCTGCAGATGGCCATACATTATACAATACCCATTGCCAATATGGAACATCACGACGATCAAATAATGTAACAATCATATATGGAGCTGCATAATCTGCTTTAATAGATTGACGACCTGTCAAAGGATCGTGAATAAGATCAAACCATCTACGTAAAAATTTAAAGGTATAATTATCAACAGTTCCTTGACCTGGTATTGCATGTAGTTGAAATTCAATATTAAGCTCCAAGTGTGTTTGCGTAGGTTGTGATGCATATTGTGATTCTGCTAATTTGTAATTAGTTGTTACAGGGGTAGTACCTAATTGTACATTTAAACCAGAAACAGTTTGAACACCTTCTAATACAAGATTTACTTCAGCGTCAGTTGTCTATAATCCTGCAGGTGGCATCAATGTAACTGCATATCTGTTTTGATATATTGGTTCATGTAAATCCATAGCTCGTTTACTTGATGTAAAATGAGGAAGACGTAACAAACCATTACTTGTTGTATTAACTGCCATAATTACTTAACTATAATTTTTTTATTTATTTATTTATTTGAGTAAATATATAAATCATTGAAATGGAATTTATATGGAATATTTATTTGAAAAACATTCGTTAATAACAGATGATAAAGATCGTTATGATGAATTATGTGATGTTATAACAGATTACATATATGACGCACATGATGGTATGTAGAATGATCCATTTTTTGATATTGATGATATTAGTAATAATTTAATAACTCGTTCAATTATAGAAAGCTATTGGTAGTATAAAAATCAAACGGTATTTAATAAATCCATCATACCACAATGGGTTGGTAAATTTACCATAAAATTAATAAAAAAAGATGATCAAAGATTTGCAGCTCGTTATTTTCCTGGCAAATCAGTATATGATAAAAAAACAAATAAACTTGATTTTTATATTGAAGTTGTTGATCAAATGGAGAAACTTTCAGTTAATTCACATTTAAAACATGAATTTTAGCATGCATGGAATGATTGGAAAGAATAGTCAACAGAACAAATATTTTTTCATAAAAAACAAATGTTAATGTTAAATGACGGAGATAAAAACATTAAGTTAATAAAACAAGTTTTCAAAGATGATGTTATTTTTAATATTGATATTTTTACGGATACAAATACAATGATTCAATTTTTTAATATGTTATTTTATTTAATGCATGATACAGAAATACCAAGTTAGATAAAATCATTCCATGCAGACATAGATAATAAATTTAAAACAAACATTGATTTAGTAATTGCATAGATAAAAAAAGCTGATATAATCAAAATTAAAAAAACATAGTTAACAAAATAGGAAATTTTTAATAGCAATTATTAGAATGTATTAGATATAACACCATATTCATCAAATCAATATGTTAAATATACAATTATAAAAAGAGTATTAAAAAATATAAATAAATTTGATTTAGAAGCATTCGAACCAATAATGTTGGGATATTGTGATATTTTTCAAAGAGTTTTACATATTGAATATCCAATGAATGTTTACATTGATTATGGAAAAATAGTTTTAGACAAAGTTTATAAAAAATACTATGTCAAAGTATCTAAGATATTGGATAAAATGGATAAAATTTATTTTGATGTTATAGATGATTACATTACAAAAATTCAATACAACAAACAGACAGAACAACATATTAAATTAACAGATGCAGATGAAAATTTTATAATGAATTTATTAGATAATGTTAAAGATAATCAAGAACAAATAAAATAGGAATCAGATGAATGATTCCTATTTTTATTTTGTCACCAAAATACCAACATATTTTAATTCATTGACTTTAATGTCTATTAATGCATAATCTGTTCGGTCTGTAACATTTTTACCAAATTTTACATCAATATCCACGTTATATTTTTCTCGGTCATAATAGATATTCATGTTAATGTCATATAAAATTGCGTCATGAATTTCTTTCTGATTGAAATTATAATTAAACAAATATTTTTCAAGGTCTACGCCAAAAAATACATTACCTAAAACTTCACCAGGTGATGTACCAAGTACCATGCGAATTTGTTGTACGATATATTCAATCTCATCTACGGTTTCAACAGCCATTCTATAATTAGATTCTGTTGGAAGTTTATTATATATTTCATGTATTTTCATATTATGTTAATGCTGTTACTTTTTCTAATGTATTTCTACGATTTTTTGAATATCCTTCTATGCGTAACATAAATGGACATGGTATGCCATTTGGATTATTTTCATCAAACTATTGTTCACCACTATAATATGTTCCATTTTCATCATAAAAATCACCTCTGAATAATGGTAGTATGTCACGAACCTATTTCACTACACCATTACTATCTATAATATCTCTGGTTAAGACAACATCACCAAAACTATCGATACCATAAAAATCTTTATCATGTGTTCCATATGCATTATATACATCTGCATTATTTTCATCCGCGCTAAACCATACTTTAACAGAATCTACACCATTTATTTCATTTTCAAATATTGCAACAATATCTGAAACAGGCAATATGTCTTGACGAGTAAAGTTAATAAAATAATCTGACAATGCTTTTAATCCGGCTGTATATACATCTGTAGGATTGTAATTATCCCAAATTTTTACAGAAACATTCACAGCAAAACGCACTTTTTTCGGTTCAATAATTTTATTTTCAATAGTTATAATTCTTTGACCTGATGCATTTATTAAATTTATAATATTTTCCTATTCATCTTTTGATAACGTAAATAAAGATTCATCACAATTGAAATAGTTTGATGCAGATGAAATACGTTTTTTAATATCCGGAACAAGATAAAGATATATGGTATTATCTTGCATACTATTATCTGTTAACCGTTGTGCCATATTATTACGTATATTTAATGCTTGTTCCATAATAATGCGGGCTTGGTCAATTTCTTCATCATCAAATGAAATATTACGAATATTGTCATATTCTTGTTTTAACTTTTGATAATTTTGGTCTGCTTGATCATATGCCAATTGAAAAACAGAAACATTGTCAACCGTATTATCACCTCTAATTATTTCAACATCTGAAAACATATTCATACGTTTAAAGAAATAACGATAATTTGTTTCATTCGCTAAAACAAATGAACGAGAAACATGTGGAGCAATTAACTATGTCAAAGTAATATCTTCTGAACGTGTTCCAAATATAATGTCCGATGTAGCTTTAATACCAAAAAATTCATTTAAATCTACAGTTGAACCATCACTTAAAAATCCTTCAGTTTCAAATTGCCATGCATCAGCTACAATATTATCTTTTGATAAATTTGCAGTTTGTCCGGATGTTGTAATATATTCAACAATAATAGTTGCACCACTTGGTGGAATTGCGCCCATTGTGCCATTACCAAAAAATATATCAATACCACCAGTTAATCCTGTTCGTAATACACAACCTTTTTGTTCATACCCCAAATCAATTAATGATGAAACACATTCCCATTGTTCATTGTTAACGTATACATTAACATAATATTGATCAACTTCTGCAAAATTACGTTCTGCAAAATTAAATGACTATAATTCTTCGCCTGTTCCTGTTGCAGATTGTAATTTTAATTCACCTTGTACAATATTTGCCTCAATTTTATTACCATGTTTCATAGTCATTTTTGCATTATCCGCACCAAATAATATGACATATTTTAAACCATTTTGTTTACATGTAACTTTTGTTTTATTTGGTATATAACAAACATTATGTTCATCATGTGCAACTGGATCACCTTTGTAATATATTGTTATTGCACCTCGAGCTGCAATAGAACGTGACGGATCATGTCCAGCCAATTGAGCTAATCCTTTTATTTGATCTGGACGATATGCTGTTCGTATATTTAATCCGGTTATTGAATCTTCTATGTAATAGAATATCATTCTACCTAAATTTAATATAACCTATAATAACTATGCAAATGGTGAAGCTGTTGTAAATGCTTGATTTACAGCTTTATATGTTTCTTTAATATAATCAATTGCATCATTCCATAATTCAGAAAAATGTAGTCGGTTTAATTTGAAAATTTTCAAATCTTTATTAATATCATTATTTGTTGTTGCCATATAAAATTATTCATATTTAATTATAAAATTGACTGTAACATATGGAGGTATGTTATTATGTGCATATTGTGCATCATTACCACCAGCTGGTAATGTATGACCTGTATTGTCATAGATATTATTTTTTGCAGAGACTGCTTTAATTGAACCCACTGTATTATGAGAAACTGTCCAATATTCTTGAAATGTATGAGTATGTTCAGGTAAACCGCTTTCATTAGCTGTTAATTTTACCTCATTTTCACCACCGCTTTGACCTATATTTGTATTAAAAAATTGTTGACCGCATTTCCAGTTTTCTATATTTGAAGCACCCATTGGAAAACGCATTGCAAATGTAGGTAATTTAAATACTGTAGAATTTTCATTACCGGTGTTATAATAAGTTCCAATAACTCTAAACAATTTAGCATATGTAGTTTTAGAAATTTCTGCACCATTACAAATTAACCATCCATTTGGTGGTGTAGGCGAACCCCACATAATAATTGAACCAATAGGTAAACCTAAATTTACGTTATTTTCGCCATTTACTTTTGCAGTTAATGCACCATTGACTTGTACATTACTACCAAGATTAATAGGATTTATATATTTACAATTAATACCATTAACACTTAATGAATCATCCTCACCACCAACTGTCAAATTATTGTTATTCTTAATGTTTATTTTTGTGACTGATAATATATCTGATGATATTGTGTTAGTGTTTATTATATTTTTTGTATTTAATGTTTCTGTTATTTCTGCATTGCCAGAAACATGCAACAATGCTGGAATATTGTTATTTGGTTCAATCAAAACTTTTGGTGATAATACAATATTTTGATTAACTTTATTTAATTCAATTTTTGCAGATGCTCCAGATGATGATCTGTTATTAGATCCTACATTTATTTCTATTTTTTCATTTATGTTTTCATCTGTGTTTGCAATACGTAAACCTAATATATAATCTGTTGTGTTTTTTTCTGATGTAATTTCAATAGCTCCAGGTTTAATATCCTCAGAAAAACCATTTATGCTATTTTGATTTCTCCATTCTACATCAGCAGAATCCGAACTTAAATAAAAACCATTTTTAGCAAAAAAACGATATGTTTCAACTGAACTATTACAAACAATTTTTTGTTCATTTAATAACACACCTTTATTCTATAAAGAACCATTGTTTATTACTTTATATGATGTGTCTGATAATACTACATCACCACCAGATGTATTTATATCTGGAGCAGCATTTAAATACAATGTTCCATCAGGTGCATTTATAAAACCATTGTGTGAAATTGTAACCTTTGTATTATTACCAATAATTAAATCTGGATCATTTGATGTTTGTTCATATGCATTTAATTGTACATGACCTGGTAACGTTAATGACAAATCATCATTATATTTGTCAATCAATTTGTTTATGTTTGCAGATTTTTTAACTATTTCTGAAACATTTGATGATAATACCTATTCGCCAAATATGTGTAGTACATGAATTGTAACATTTTTATCAAAGCCAAACTATATAATGTTGATGGTATCAAATTCAACATCATTTAATGGTATGGTATTCCAGCCATTTTTAACTATAGTCTTTAAAATTTCCGCATCACTGGTGATCTATCCAGGTATGTATTTTTGTAATGATAATTGCGTACCTGAGCCAGTTTCATCAACATTTGATAATTTCAGAATTATTTTTTTTATTTTTGAACCGGCAACTTGAGAACATAAAGGTTTATTGAATGTTACAGAATTTATAGCAAAACCTGTTTCATATTCAGTATTTAATAATTTGTAAATATTTGCATTGTCTGTGGAAGACAAACCAGTAATGTCTGCATTACTTAAATTAAAACCAAAACCGTTAAAAATATTTTGTATTGTTGTTGAATCGATGGCACCGGCTATAGGATCTATGTAATCATTTACATGACCATTCAAATTCATACCGTCTACTGTATGGTTTGTGTCATTTGTTACTTTATACCCCCATGACAATCCAGATTCTTTATATTTGTCAATTGCATCATAAACATGAACATAATAATCATGTGTAAGCTCTCGTTCAGCTTTATATGCATAGTATGCAGTTGCTAAATTTACTCTTACATGTTCTATTGTTGAATAAAATGCACTGTGTAATCTTTCATTGTTATCATTTAATATTTTAGTAAATATATCATTCAATCCATATTTGCTTTCTACTAATTCTGTCAATGCTATACTTCCATTAATAGTATTTTTTTTAACACTTGACATTTTAATTTCTTTTTGTTCTGTATCCTGAATCTATGCAGTTATTTTATATTTGTCATATGACTTTGTAATCTCATTATGTAAATCATCTTCTATTTGAATTCCTTCCAAAATGTCGTCTATGGTATATTCTTTAATTTCCCCAGGTAATTCATATGACTTGTTACTGGTAATTTCCGTTTTTACTGGTAATGCATCACTACTTATGGTGAATTTAACAGGCATATTTGATATAACCGGAACACGAACAGCTTCAGTATCTCCAGTATTTAATTCATAGTATACACTTTCAATATTTGTCATAGGAGATATTGGTGTTCCTCCTATTTGATCCATCAACTATATGTTTTTAGATGTAGTCATATAATTATCACATTTATTTGTTTTGATATTTATTTATAAAAAACACATATTAAAAAATTGGATGAACATTTTATTCATCCAATTTTATTGACTATTATGCAAATACTTCTTCGTCATAATATCCTTTTTTGATTGCGTTTTTGTAAAATAAAACGTCTGTGATATTTAATGGTGTAAAATTATTACAATCTACACCTACATCAATACCAAATTCTTTTATTTTTTGCCTACCATGAATATGGCCAAATACACAAAAATCTGCATCCACATGTCGTTTTAAATATTTTTTACCATTTAATGGTTCATGTGTTAAATACAAGTTAATATTATTAAGTTCATATGCAGTAAATTTATAAACACCGGCTTTTTTAATTACTTCCACGAAATTTTTACGAATAACTTCGTCTTTTCCATCACGTTCATAATTTCCGTACAGTAAATGAATATTACCAGTTAAATGTTTGGCAACTGTTTCATCACCAAAATCACCAAGATGATAAACATCATCGAATGGACCAACAACATTATTCCAACGTTCAATCATAGTTTCATCCATATTTTGAACATCTGTAAACGGTCTTTTGCTTAGCTCAAGTGCACGTTCGGAACCAAAATGTGTATCGGATGTAAACCATGTTGTTTTATCATGTGATTTAATGAAATCTTTTAGTTTAGTTATACAATCTTCAAATGTACTACAAACGGCTAATACATTTTTATATTTCTTAGCTTTGTAGTCAAAATATTTACGACCGGCAAAATCTTTATATGAACCTAAAATAATATTTTTACCTCTTGCGATATTTTCACCCAATTCAAATCTTGTAGTTTGTGCATATGAACGACCATCAATATCTTCTGCAGGTTCTGGTATCCAAAACAAAATAACATTTGCCATGCGTAATGCTTCTGTTTCCCAATTTACTTGTTCATCGTAATTAAAATTTTTATCATTCAATGATTTACGACGAGGACACAAATAAACAACATCTTTAATATATGGAACATCAAATTGCCATTCAGGTGCACCTTGAATTGGCCCAGCTAAAAATACTTTCCATTTATTTTTTACATCTTTAATTTCGTTTGGGCAAATAACAATATCTGCTTTTTGTGCCTGCGATTCATTCAAAGGTTTATTCATTCTAATTTTTACACTCATATTGTTGATATAATTTTAATTATTATATTGCAAAGTTAAAAAAAAGTTAATATATAAAAAAATAATAAATATAAAAATCATGAAACATCCATGAGTGCACGTATAAAACATATCATAGAAAATTTTAATTTTGATGATGTTAAACAAGACAAATAGGATTTTGCAACAACAGCATATTAGGTGTGGTTAGATGAGTTTTTGTCGAATAAAGAAAATACCCGCATTGTTCGTTTGTTTGACAATATATTTTGTACTAATGCTTTATCATCGTTAGACAAAAAATATTTGATTGCATATGCACAGAAATTAATAAATTCATATGAAACTAAACAAAAAATAATGAAAGTAACAAACACAAATGACCTAAGAAAGGAAATATCTCGTCAGATAAAAGCATACAGTATGTATCCAAACAAAATAATAGATTTGAATTATATAGATGTTTCAGAAATTACAGACATGCATGGATTATTTAGAGACTACACGCATGAAAACATATTAGATATTAGTAAATGGGACGTTTCTAATGTGACAGATATGTCAGAAATGTTTTTTAATACTAGAAAAATATTTGATTCATTGGATATTTCAAATTGGGATGTATCAAGTGTTGAAAATATGTCTTACATGTTTGCTGGTAGTACATTTACTGGAGATATATCAAATTGGGATGTTTCTAACGTAACAAATATGGAACACATGTTTGACTCTTCTACATTTGATGGAGATATATCAAATTGGAATGTTTCTAACGTAACAAATATGGAACATATGTTTGCATATTGTAGATTTAATGGAGATATATCAAATTGGGATGTTTCTAATGTAAAAAATATGTCATGTTTGTTTATGAATTCGTTATTTAATAATGATATATCAAAATGGAATGTTTCCAATGTTACAAACATGTCATGTATGTTTATGAACTCACATTTTAATAAACCTATCGGTGATTGGGATGTTTCTAATGTAACAAACATGCTTAAAATGTTTTAGCATGCACAGTTTAATCAGGATTTACGAAAATGGAAACGAAGTATAGAATGTAGAGTAAATTATTCAATGAAAACCATATTTCAGTTTTCTAATATGGAACCAAAAAATTACCCGGAATAACAAATGAATGTAGATATAGAACATATAGTAGAAAATTTTGATTTTGAACAAATCAAAATGAATAAAAATAATATTTTTGTTGACGATTTTATAGACTATGTTAATTCTAAAATTGCAAATGATGTAAATGCAATATTATCAAATGATGAATGGCAGGTTTTTAAAACAAATCTTAAATCTGAACATCCGAGATTATTTAAAGTGACGGATTCTGATTAGTTAGAACAGATAATAGAAAATCTTTATAATCGAACAACATATATTGTTAATGGTAATAAATTTTATATGCCTCTTAATTTAAATTGGCTTGATATTTCAAATATTACAAATTTGGATATGTTATTTTGTGACATGGATGATTCATTTAGTTCACGTGACATGCATGTAGAAACTGAACGAACAATTATTTGTGATAAATGGAATGTTAGTAATGTAAAATCAATGAGCAGCTTGTTTAATTCGTGTGAAATGTGTATGAATACTGATATTTCTAATTGGGATGTTTCCAATTGTTTAAATTTTGACAGAACATTTGCATATTGTAACATGTCACAAGATAACATTGACAAAATAAAACGCAAATGGCAAATAAATCCAAATGCGTCAACAACAGATATGTTCAAAGAACGTTAATTTGTTTTATCTGTAATACAACAATGCATTCCCAATGCATTGTTTATTTTTTCATTGATTTTTTCATTGATTATGTTGGTATCTTCATATTGTCCACCTGAGTAAATAGAAACAATATCTTGTCTATGTTTCATAAAACATATGTTAATACTGGAAAAATGTAAAATTGATTTTATCCATTTACAATAATTTTCAATTTCTGAAAAATTAATTGTTGTAACACAAGGTTGTTTTTCATGATTAGTCATACTTAAATCAACATTAAAAATAACCGCAATTTTTTCAAATCTGTCTGACAAATAAAAATCGTAGAAATTTAAATCATTTGTATTTTGAACTTTATCTTTGAAATATTCAAATGAATAACGTAAGAAATAATCATCAACCACCATATTTATGTTACTCACATCTTCAGTAGGTTTACAAAAATCTAATATAATATTTTTCACCACTGTATTATTTCTACAAAATGTGTCATACATTGTGTTTGATGATGTCAACAAATTAAACATTTTATTTTCAAAATTCGCAAACCGAATATTACTATATGGTTGTACTATGTTTTCAGTATTTTCATTAAATAACATAACATCTCTCATGTCACTTGAACATATCGCTAATCTATTAGTATTATGATATAGATGAAAAACATTATCTTTTATTATTGGATAGATTAAATTAAATGGATACCGTTTTAAAGTTTTATCATCAACCGCTATTGAACCGTATACTGGAGCTAAAGCGTAAGATGTGTCATTTATTATTTGTTCGTATGTTTCTAATTGTGGATATGTGGACAAATCATAATTCATAAACTCAAAAGTCTCAATATCTTTTTGTAGTTGATTTCTATAATTGATTAAATCTATATGTTCATTTGATTTTTCATCAAACATTTCATCATAAAAATACAACAAATATTCAGAATATTTTAAAAACGTTTTAGCGAAAATATAATATGGCACAACATTAAAATCTGCAGATTGATGAATATCATTTAAAACATTTAAAAATCCTTTGTAACCAACAAAATCTGAATGTTTAAATCCAACTTCATTTAAAAATTTTTCAATTGTTGCAATAATATCTGCTTCATTTGTTTTCAGAATTGTTGTTCCAAAATTTTCTTCAGTACTTTCTATTTTATTAAAATCAACCATTGTCGTCAGAAGTATATGATTTACAATTTATAACGGGTTTAATAAATTCAATGACATTAACAGTCACTCCATTTATTATATTAACAATTTCATCTTTTGCTTTGTATGCATCTGGTGCTTCATCCAATGTGGAACGTGAAACGGATGTACTAACAATACCATTCATTTGTTTTTTAAATTCATCAATACTCAACATTTGCTTTGCTTTATTTCTTGACAATTTACGTCCACATCCATGAGGTGCAGAATTTAACCAATCAGAATTTGACAACCCTTCACAAATTGCCAACCCATCACGCATGTTAAATGGTATTACAATTTTATTCGCATTTAAAGCTTGTATACTTCCCTTGTGGATAACTTTATTGGCAAAGTCAATATAATTATGCATCGTAAAAATAAATGCGTCAGAATCAAATTTAGGCTTGTTATTTGACTTGCACAACATTGACAATATGTTATAAATTTCTTGATGTATTATTTGATGATTGTATTGTGCATATGCTTGTGTTAATATCAAATCACTTAGATACCCGTTTAAATCATCACCTGTAAGGTATGTATTAAACGGTAATTCATTTTTTGCAATGTTTGTCCAATATTTACAAACATGTTGTCCCAATGATCGTGATCCACAATGAACGGTTGACACAATTTTTCCTTTGTTATTCACACCGATTTCAACAAAATGATTTCCACCACCAACACTACCAATTGATTTATAAAAATTTGCTTCGGTAATACCAACACGTTTACAAAATTTAGTAATATATTTTTCATCAACATTTGCTGTACCCACAACATTACTATATTTCGAAAATTGTTTATTGATGAATTTGTAAAAATCTTTATCTTCATACAATTTTTTATCTTGTATATCTACACCGAATTTTATTTGTTTACGAATACGATGTTCAAACAAAGAATATTTTGACGGATCCAATGTAAACGGCGTAATGTAAGATGATATAGAACATCCTATATCACCACCAATATGTTCAGGATTTACATAATCTCCATATGTACCGGTAAAACCTATTACGATGTTATTACCAAGATGGACATCTGGCATTATTCGAATTGTTTGATTTTCCCACACAGGATGATTTATGAATGTGTATATTAACGACAATGCATCATCTTCAATATTGTCATTGAAAATGATGCAATCTTTACAATATTTTCCTTTTAATTCTATCATATTAACTTTAATTACACTTAATAATCAATTTGTCATCTTCATTTAATGGTTCAACTAAACCATAATTGTTTATTGATAATTGACCACAAATGACACACCATGTAATGCCAAATTTATTTTCTCTAAATCGGTGTTTGCCTTTATTACAATGACATGCTTTTAATTTATTGTGATCATCTATAGTTATAATTTTAGCCATATTATTTTATTTTATTTGTTTCACCAGTTTCTTTGTCTACTTCATATAAAATATAATTAACAGAATTATTGGATTCTGTGTTATTACACTTAACAATGTATTTTGATTCAGTTTCCCAAAAATCTTTGATTTGTTCGTTTGGTAATAACATTACACAAACCGGCAATAACATCAATTGAATTTCTATATAATAATCTTTTTTTAAAACAATAATGTTTGAATTTTGTTTTATTTCATAATATGGATACTCTGAAATTGGAACTGGTATTTCTCTTCCAGTTCGTGTATCGATAACAACACGATGACCACGATCTAATTTTATTGTTTCGTATTCTTTTGTGTTACTAAAAAAACCGTCATTTAAGTTTTCTATGTATTCATATTTGCGCAAAAAAACAAAATGTGTTTCATTTAATTGTGCATTGCTTGAAATATCATCTACATTTGTTGGATCAAATGAATATACACAGTCATTGACTTTTTCACCATCTATGTACAGATTGTAGTATTCCATTGAGGATAACGGAATATTGTATTTCTGTTTATCTTCATCTGACAAAAATAATAATTCACAACATTTTTTTGGATCGTGTTTGGAATGTTGTTCATATTTGTCACCAAGGTTTTTTAATTCATCATCGAACAGTTTTTTTAATTCATCAACTACACTAAATACATCTTGGTCATTTATGTCATGTTTGTCATCAGAATCAAAATATCTCAGAGATTCATTGATTTTTTTTAATATCTCTGGGTTTATTGGTAAATCGTAATAACTAAAACTATTATGTTCAAACATGTTCATCGTCAGTGTTTTTTGAAAATTTGTTTATTATTCTATTGTAATATAATTCATTTGTTTTTAATAAATCAATAATATTTGCGATTGTTTTCACTTTTTTTTGATATTCTTGAGGTAATAGTGCTTTTAATAAACCTATTGACCACGCAGGTAACATGTAAATATTATCAACAACGAAATTGCTATCATACCAATAAACATCTTCTACTTCACTATATGGACGTTTAACAAATTGATAATCATTGTACATATAATGTTCTATCCATTTACCTATGTATGAACTTCTTGGTGTAACTCGAAAACATGACATATAATGAGCATTTGCAATATAATCTGGTACACCCAATTTTAGCAACATTATTGACTCAATAATGTTGCTGTATCCTCGATATTTAGATTTTTGATAATCTTTGTAATTTCCAAAAAAACTATGAAATTCAGATATTGTCATTCTTCAATATAATCAACAATGTCATAACGTGAATCTATTGCATCCGCATTTCCAGAACTATTATAATGCATATTGCCTAATACATATGGATGTGTAATAGATTCCTCTGGTTTTTTATACATCATCATGGCTGATAGCATTTCACCGTTTCGCAAAATAAAATGAGCTTTGGGATTGATGGTGTTAATATTTTTCTCTGCAATTTTTACAAAATTTTCAATCATTATTTTTACAAAATTAAATTAATTTTCTATGCCAAGTTCAGATAAAAATTGACGTAACTCTGAATCTGTAAAGGAATCTACCATTTCTTTTGCAAGTGCATGAATCATATCTGTTTTATCTGACAGTTTTTTATCATTTTGTAATTGTGTTACCATATTTTTTACTTTACGTTCCAACACTACAGTAACAATTATTAGTGATGTGCCTAATGGTGATGTGCTGGTACTTTTGATGTAATACCCGTCATTCAACCATGTATTTAACTCTTGTTGTTGGCTTGAAGTAAGATAACCAACACTGCGTGTAAACGAAGAGGATGAAACCCAAAACATCAATATTTTATTTTCAAATTTTGTCATAGCATTTTTTTAAACTATTATAATATTTTTCTACAATTGTTTGATCATCAATAAAATCATAACATTTTTTAAATTCATCTCTTGCACCACATTGAACACAATTTCGTAAATATGTAGCATTCATTGTTTTACCGTTGATACCAACCTGTTGGTAAACACCAGAATTTACTTTTAAAATTTTATTGAATCCTTTAAAATATTTTCCAGCGTAGTTAAATTGACGAATCATTTCATTTTGTCTATTTAAATCAAATGATTTGTCAGACGATACTATCATGAATTTCACATACTGACTGTTGCTGCTATTGACAATGTTGTAACATTCTTGAATAGGTGAATTATACTTACACAAATCTACATCAACTGAAAAATTTGTATAGTTCACAAATCTTTGAGTTTTTACCCTATACCAAAGTGTAAAATCAGATGTTATATATTTTCTAATTTGATTTATAAATGTCAAAGATGTTGGTGCTTCGATTCCATCACGTTCTTTTTTTGAAATAATAATTTTTACTTCAATTGGTACGTTACTATAATGTTCTTGTGCATATTTGACATATTTGTGTAATAGAATTAAATGACCAATATGAAATGGTTTAAAACTTCCTGGAAACAGTATTACTATTTTGTCTAATTTTTTTTCTTGCCAATAATCCATAATTTATATTATTCTAATTCTACAGCAAAGGTATCAAAAATAAATCGAATAAAAAAAGAAATAAATAAAAAAACATAAATTGTTAAAACTATGTACTTAACAAAAAATCAATTATCACAAATTACACAACAAATAACACCACAAGAAACAGAATATGTTGCATCTGTTAATGCATTGGTTAATGGAATTGGAACACAAGAATATAAAAATAATTTAATTAATATTGCTGCTAAATCTGAAGAAGAAGCAACAAAAGATAGTTGTTCACGAGAATCATTGATTATTTTACTTAATACTATTATGGCATTCCGTGATAAATTCCAAAATTTACATTGGTCTGCATCTAGTATGTCATACCACAAAACCATCGATGAATTTATTGTAGTGTTAACAAAATATATTGATGATTTTGCTGAATTAATTCAAGGTATTTACGGACAATTTTCCGGTGGTGAAATCACATCATTAACATTACCTACATCAGAGGATCCAACTGAAAACATTGCACAATTACGTGATTGCATTCAAGAAATGTTGGAAACATTAAATAGCGAAGAAAATCAATCAGATTCTGATATAACATTAATTGATTCATTAACTAATATTCAATCACAAATTTTTAAATACATGTATTTGTTTAGAATTTGTAAAAATAATTAATCATACAATGAATAAAACAGATTTATATAACAAAATAATGGAATCTGTCGTAAATACATTGCATGAATTATCTGAAAATCAACCAGCTAAATCATTATTGCAAATGATTGCTCAATCTACACAAGGATTGCAACATAATATGTTTAAACAAAAATATGATGACTTGCATTATGTTGAAATTGTTTCAATCTATGATGTATTTACAGAAGATGAAATACGATAGATAAAACGGTCGGTAAATCCTAAACCAAAATGTTGTTTTGAAAATGCATGGAAACTTTGTGATAGAATACATACACATAATATAACATATTGTGAAGGATATATGGAATTACATGGTTTACCTATTGAACACGCATTTAATAAAGTGGATGGCAAATATGTGGATATTACAATAGAATTAGCATTGGAAGATGATCCAACAAATGATCCACATGCGGTTTATGGTGATTTTGATACTGATACTGTTCGAAAAATATTATTGTAGAACGGATATTATGGAAATATTTATGAAACTATTTTTATGAACAAATATAAAAAATGAACACTAACATGGTGTTCATTTTATTTTATAAAAAAGGCCAGCTATTAACTTCAGCTGACCATAAATATCCTTAGATATTTTAAAATTTATGAAAAAAAATAATATTATAAAGTACAATTATATCAATATTTGGGCGGAGGTCTACTCATAATTATTCAATTTTAAAAATTACAATTAAAAATCCGGCTAATTTCAAGTTCTTATATCATTATCTCTTGATATTTCGGGGCGGAGGTCGTTCCATAGCAATTCTAAATTATATAGTGATTAGAATACCTCTACAAGGTTCTCGAACAGTACGGTACGATAAATACCATGGATGCGATCGTAGTATGCGATGCCTGCCGGGTTCTTCGGAGTCTTTGCACCGGCGATCTTGCGGTTCTTGGTGATCATCTCATCCTTCAGCGTACCTTTGGTGGTGATAACCATACCACGGGTGCTACGATAACTGAACTTCACGCTTCCTGCCTGGAGTTTCTTGATGAACTCATCCTTGGTAAGACCGGTAGAAGCAACATGCTCGGTGGATGCGTTTGGAGTTTCCTCCATCAGCTGTGCCTTTGCACGAGCGTAGGCTTCTTTTTGAGAACACTTGGATTCTTTACGAATGCGGTTTGCAAGAGTGAACAACTCACTGTAGTTAATTTTCTTTGTCATAATTTTCAAATTTTTTATTGGTTAAACAAATCTCTTTTTTAATTACACTGCAAAGATACTACATTATGGTGAAATAAAAAAATAAATATGAAAAAATATGGTATTTTTATGAATTTTTTTATTTAGCATATCATTGAATCATTTGATTTTGCGCATATTTTGAATGAAGAACGTGTAATGGCTAAAAAATTTTTTGATGATAATTTTAATTGTAAAACAGTACCAGGTTTTAGTTTTAAAGGTTACTTTGATAAAAACACAAATGCATTTGTAACAGATGTACCATCAGATGAAAAACCAACAGGCACAATGAAATTCTTTGCTAAACACGGTATAACAAAAGTTTACAATGGTTCTATAGGTTTTTCAGAGAAAGAACAAAAATGGTATGGTTGGAGTCATAGAGCAATTTATGGATTTGGCATTGGATCTAAGGTTAAAAAAGGTGATTGCGGATATAAAGGAAAAGAAAAAACTGCAAAAACACTAGATGACGCAAAACAAATGGCAAAAGATTTTGCTAAGGCTGTTTCTTGATAAATATAAAAATATAAAATAACTATATGGATAAGATTGCATTATATAGAAATATTATGTTAAAAATTGATAATGTTGTAAAAAAACATATCAATGAAATGAATTATAATATATCAAACAAATCATTTACAGATCATGATTTTTCATTATTCATTGACGACAATGAATCATATAGAAGATATAATATGTCTGCAATGGAACTTGAACATGAATTAAATAATAATCCAGAATTTGATAATTTGTGGGTTTCAGGTGTTGATGATGGTTTACAAATATGGACAGCAGATGAAACATTATTCAATAACGTGCGCGCGTTCCTTAGAGATATAGAGAGAGAAAATAATATTTCAATTAAACCACTTCGAGAAGATTTAAACCTAAATAGAGGTGATGTTTATCAATTTGGAAATATTTGTTTACGTCCACTTGTAAAAGACACTATCAAAAAAGAAAAACCAAATTGGCAAATACAAGAACAAAAAGATGATCGTGTAATTGGACTTTTATATAAAGCTGGCAATAAACGTATGTATATATCATTACTCAACAATTTCGGAAATAAACCATTTATACGTTTATCTATGTATAATTTTACATCTACAAAAATTAATACATATGGTTTTGTAGACAATGACAAAGTTTATATTATTGATAAAGATAAAGTTTTAGGTGTATGGAATAACCCACGAATTTGTAAAGTAGAAACAGATAGAAAATATAGAGATGCCAATGGTTCAGATTCTATGTTTACACAGGTTAACAAACAATGGTTAATTGATAATGCCGACTATGTTTTTGATATTGATACAGAAACAAAAGAATACGCACGATACATAACAAATTATAAAAATTTTGCATAAAATAAAAGCTCCTCGGTGGAGCTTTTATTTTTACATTGACATGATGTAATCAATTATATCATCATCTGAATATGCGTTGAGAATTTCAACGTTATCATGATTTTTCATGTTTTTTAGAGTTTTCAAAATAAACCAATATTCAGATGTGATTTTGTCATTTGTTACATTTGGGTTTATAAAAATTTTAATTTGTAAACCCAGTTCCATTCCATAAAACAATTCAGCAATGGACGCAATTGCATTTGGTTTGGTAAAATCCACAATCAATACGTCAGATTGTTCGATTTCTATCAATTCGTTATTGACAATGGATTCTTGAGAACCATCACCATGTTCATAGTAGAAACCACCGTTGTAATAAAAACCTGGTTTAATTTCAGGAAGGCCAACACCATCTGGTGCGTATAGAAATTTATTTACATCCCCAAGTAATCTTGCGCGGATGTCATTTTTTAACATTTCTGCTGCATTTTCCGGTGTTATGTCTTTATGCATAACATTGTATCGTGCAGATAAAAATATTCTCATGATCACAAAGATTTATTCATTAAACGTTTCCAGTTAATATATGATGCAACTGCCATGCCGGTCCATATTACATTCAATGCCATCAAATATAATGCCTGATTTGGAATAATGAAATACTGGATAATGTAAGCGATGTCAATTATAAACCATATTACCCAAGTTTCCAATTTTTTCTTGGCCATCATATATGTTGCAACCAATGCTCCAGTTGTAGTAAATGCATCCATGAATGGAACCGGATCATTTGTATTTTTTAAAATGATTGCAAGCAAACCAAATAGCAGTAAAGAACAAATACACCATTTGCCTCGTTCATTGTTGGTATATGTCGTAACCGGTACATCTGTTTCTTTATTCCACATGATTAATCCGATTATACCTTGAACAACAAACCAACAATTCAATGCAACATCACCCCATAGATTGTTCATCCATGAAAACACAATCATGAACAACATTTGAATAATGTAAAAAATCCAGTTTGATTTTTTGTTGAGCATTACAAGAATGCCCTGAATTAAGCCGAAAATTACAGCGGCAATTTCAATAATCTGTACCATATTTTATTTTGTATTAAATGCAACAACCTCCACAACCAACATGACGTTGAATTGTACGTTCAAATTCTTCATCGTCCATATCCATGTTCAACTCAATATCATCAATCTTGAAATATTTGTCGGTAACTTCACCTTCAATTGATGCATGTTCGAAAAACATAATGGTATCAAATATGTACACAAAT